GGTGTGGGTGCCTTCTTCGTGCTGAACGTGGAAACCACTTCGGTGGCCAGGCTGGTGGCCTGCTGCTGTGCGCCCGTGCTGTCGGGCAGCACCATGGACATCAGCGCACCGGCTAGAACCGGAATCGCCTGTGCCAAACTCAATTGTTTCAGAACCAATGCGCTGATCGCCGCGATCAGCGCCGAAAAGCCAGCAACCGTCGTCGGCTGCCGCGCCCAGGCGCGCAGATTTTGCATCCTCGTATTCCTTCTGAAAAATTGTTTCGTGCAAGGCGCCGTGCGGGCCACGCTGCCCGTACGATCGCCTTTCCCTCGCCGCTACTGCGGCTGGAACATCGCGGGCATAATTAGGCCCGCATTCACCGCCGCCTGGTGCAAAGCGGCCGCCGGATGAACTCCGTCGGCACTGGCCGGACCAAGGTCGATGCGCCATTTCCCCGACCCCGCCAGGTCGGCGAACACCCGGTCATCGTCAATCACGCCGGTGCACCCCAAGGCGGCCGCGTGTTGGCGCAGGTAGGTGTTGTAGGACAAGCGATACATCTCCGCGGGGGCCGCGGCGGCCAACGCCGATCCAAAACTCAGCTTGGTGCCAGCCGGCACCGCCGCCGAGAGCGGCGCCGACAGGTTCAAGACCACCCCTGCAATGCCGGTAATCGTAGTGCCCGCGGCGACGCCCGTACCCGATACCGCCTGCGCCAGCGCCAGATTGGCCACGCTTGCCATGGTAACGGAGGTAGCACCGGCGCTGGTGGCGGCCGCCCCGGTATTGGCCACCGCCACCGTCCAGCTTTGATTGGCGAGCGTCGCCCAGCCATCGTTACTCTGTGTGGTAGGCGGCACCGAGAAACACCAAACGCGCTTGCCCGCCGCCAAATACCGTGCCGCCACCTGAGTTATCGTGGACTCAAGCTGCACATCGCTCACGTTGAACGATAGCAGGTCGTTACGCCCATCCTCTAGCAAGACGTCCGTAATGCCTGTATCCACCGACAGGGCGTATTGCCCATCACCATGCACCAAGACCGAAACCGCAGTCGTAGAACCACGCGCCGCGGTGATGAACCCGATATTGCCTTCAAGGCTGCGCTGGATATAGCCCTGCAGGCCAAGCGCGTCCGCATTGTCGCCGGTGCCGGCAGCGATGCTGTCCCCCAGGATCAGCACCGCACCCGGCGCTACCTGGCCCACGGGGAGAGTGACCAATCCCAAAACCGCCACCGGACACCAATAGCCACCGCCGGTATTGGAAAGTGTTGCGGGAACCATCGTCTGATCCAGCGGAGTGGTGCTGCGGCTGTCAAATTCGCCGGCTAGGCGGCTGGTGGTTCCGGGGTAATCCATCAACTGGATACCTGGACCGGACATCGTGCCATAGCTACGCACGAAGAATGCCGTCCCGGGTGCGAGTTGCACCGCTACCGGATCGGATGTCACCACATCATGCGCAGGCTCGATGGTGAATTGACGCCGGCCGCCAAATTTTGCCGGGATGAACGACCCGGCAAAGTTCATCGGCTGTCCAGCGGCGGTCATCGCTGTCGTGGGGCTGCTAAGGGTCACCACCGTCCCTGCCGGCGCATTGCCGGACCCGGCCACAAAACTGTTCGCCACGCCGGCCACATACGTATTTGCCGCAAGGCCGCCACCTGCGCTGCTCACCACCTGGCCGACGCTGATCCCATTCGCACCCAACGCGGTCGAAGAGAAGTTCAGGACGGACGACCCCAACGCAACCGAGCCGTTGGCGAAAACCTGGAAGGTGTTGGCGCCTGGCACATAAAAGGCAGCCGTGCCAGACGCGGTAACGGGCCGGTCCACCTCGCCCTGCTGCGGCATATCAAAGGCCGCATAAACAAGCTTCACTGCCGTCACGGTGCCGTAAGCTGGCGAAACGCACGCAACCTGATCCATCACAGCGGTATTGATGTTGTCGAACCAAGGACTGGAGCCGTTCACCCCTCGTCGAGAACAAATCGGCACCCACACCTGCCGCCCCGCCAGCACGCGAAGGGATTTGGCTGGCGTCACGACGGAGGCGGCCGCTCCACCGTCGATCAGCAGCAATGAAGCCGCCAGCGCCGCGCGGCACAAAACCTGTTGCACGTTCAGTTCTCCCATGCCGAGAAGATCCCGGCGACAGGTGCATAGACAGCGATCGCACCGCGGTTGATGAACGACCCACTCTCATAAAAAGTGCCTGCGGAGAAATAGGCGCAGTCAACGGCGTTCGGTGCTGCCGTGCCACCGAGCACATTGATCCACACCCCGCTTCCTTGCGGCACCTGAAATGAAAGATAATGCCGCGTACCATTCACCGGAAACACCAATGTGCTAACCGATGCCGGCAAAGATACTGTGCGAGATGTCAACAAGCCACCGGCTGGCAGTGCTGGAACGCCCGCAGCGGCCGCAGACCAGAGCGATTTGAGCACGGCAACCACCGACCCCTGGCCGCCGGCATAGGCTGGGTCATTGACTGTTCCCAACGCCAAAGCTGAAGATTGCTCTGCCCCGATCTGCAACTGCTGGTTCGTCGCGGAGGAGGCCCCGACTTGGTTCGTGACCACCAGAGGCGATGCGGCCGTGCCGCACGGTATGGCTGTATTGTTGGCTCCCACACAATGCAACGTCACCGCTGGCGCACGATTAGTACCGTCCGGCAGAACATAGGAGCTGCCGGCCGCCGCCTGCCCAGCGGCGAGCACCAGCGCCCCGGCCATCAAGATTACCGATCGCATTGTATCCACCTTTCAGAGCTAGATTTCGCATACCGAGATCGGTCAGCGTTTGGCGAAACTCGCATTTACCAACCAGCCATAGATCGGCTGTGCCAACCAAAGCGCAGCACTCCCAACCACGCCGGCGCCAAACACCAGACCAGCGACCCTGGATTTCAGCCCCAATATTTCCGCAACTGGGCGCCGCAATGCTTCAACCGCGACACACATCTCGTCCATCGAACGGGCATTATCAGAAGCACTTACCCGCAATACTTCGATCTCGTGCTGCACGATGTAGACGATGCACTCGAATTTTTCTTCGAGATCCCTCTGATCCCGGCGCAACTGCACGAGATCGTGTCTCAAAATATTATTCAGATGCTCGGCCTGCATTTGCCGAAGGTCAATCGTCTCGTGTAGCGCTCGAATACCGGTCAGCACCTCGCTCACCTGCTGTGAAAGCAGATGCATTTCCCCTTGCGCCATCGTCCCCCCTTGTCAGACCAGAAACAGGCTGTCAGGCGATGCTCAGCACCCCACCGTTGTTCCAAAGCTGATTCGAACCAGCGGTCGGCTTGGCCGTCGGCAAACCCGGAATGAAAATGCCCGTGGAGGGCGAAAACCACAGCGCGCCTTTCGGTTGCAAAGCCATCCCGCCGGCGTTCGTCGTAATCAGGCTAAGGTTGCCGGAGGTCGCGTTCTGCGTCACCAGCCAGTTCGTGGCGCCCGCCGTATTCATCAGGCTGATCATGTTACCACTGGCGCTCCCGCCCCCGGCAGCATTGACAAACAAATTGCCGCCCTTCGTCTGGATCGCGCCATTTACCGTGCCATCACTCCCATCGAAGCAGACCGTCGGGGGATTGGACGATGTCGCCGGCTGGTGACGAATAAAATTCGCCGCTGCCGCCACGTTGTTAACCTGGAACAACACGCCCCCGGCGACGTTGGAAAACACGTGGTCCTTGGTATTCCCTATGCCCGTCGGAACACCTCCCGCAGGAGGCGTCATAAAGGATACAAAATTGCCGGCCTGTACGTTTGACCCATCAATGATCGCCGTCGCAAGAGGCACATTGTCCAGTTGCAGGCCGTAGGTGATCAATCCGACAGTGCCGTTTGACCCATTAATCTGGATGACTGTCGCCATATCCTCGAAATGGCACCCGGCGATCAAGTTGTGCGAGGAATTGAAGGTGCTGGTGAACGAGAAGGCAGTATCGGCTGACCCACCGCCAGCTGGCCCACCCACGAAATTACATTCGTTCACCTGGAAATTGGACACATTGGTAAGAGCGAACATAGTCTGCGGCGTATTCGGTCCCCCGTCGCGAGTAATATCAACCGCTATAAACAGCCCTCCTGTGACCGCGGCAAGTCGCACGGTACCCAGGTTCGTGTTGACTTCCCCGTTTGAAACCCAAAGACCCAACAGCATCGGTTTGCCGAAAACGTAGCCCTGCCATTGCGTCTGATCCGTCTGCGCTACCAGATAGTCGGTGCCAACCACCAGCGGGTTGTTGATATAAATCCCCTCGCAATAACCGGTCTGCAAGACCACAGCGTTACCGTAGTAGGCCATTATCCCGGTCAGCCGCGTATCGAACGAACGGTTCACCTCCACCACGGCAGAGCTCGTCGTTCCGGCCGCGGCCGGTGGGCCGAACCACGAAACGTTGGTTATCTGTGTGCTCCAGCAACCATCCAAAACGATGCCGCGCAGGAAGGTCTGCGGAAACGGTGCTGTCCCATTGGCCGGGTTCGGATAGCTGAAAAATTCCACATCATGGATAGCGGCGGTAACATAGCCCACTGAAGCCGCCGATGGGTAAGTGATCCGAATACCTGCGGCCGTCTGGCCGGTCGAACTCTCAGCAAGAAGACTGAAGCCGCTAAGCGCAACCTTGCTCAGCACGCTACCCGGGGCAATGTCGAAACCCACCCCGGTATGTTGCAGATGGATGCGGGTGATGCCGCGCCCTTCGCCGTGAATGGCGATCACCTTGCCGGCGATCACGATCGAGCTCTGCAAGCAATAGTCGCCCGAGGGCACGTAGATCGCACCGCCACCGCCGGGCAACTGGCTGACCGCTGCGTTGAACGCGGCCGTGCAATCCGGCCCACCCTGCACCGCCCCGAAATCGAGTACATTCAGCCTGTCGGCCGCGCGGTGTTGCAAAGTCCGCGGTACGCCGGCCGGCGCCGTCAATACCGTGCCCAGGCTGGTATCGCCCGCAACAGGAGCCGTCATCTGGCCGGCGTTGTTAAGCGCCGCAAACCCGCCGGCCGGTATCTTCGTGCCCAGAACGGCAATGCTGGCTACCGCCGACGCCACCCCCTGCGACAACGTGGTGAGGCTGCCCACCACGCTCGGATCGGTCGAAGCGGCGATTACCCCCGTTGTCGCAATCGTCACGTTCGCGCCGCCGCTAAACAACGCGCGCAAAGCCGGCACGGGTAATCGCGTCGGCGTCCCGCTGGAATTGAGGATCACCTCATCGCCCACCGCAAAGGCCGGCTCCTGCGCGAACGTCGCATGGTCGCCGCCATTCGCCACCAGAGACGCGCTCTGGATACCCACGCCCACACCGATCGCCAGCGCCTCCGGCCCGCCCGGCCCCAACGATGCACGCCCGAGCACCACCTGGCTCGGCACCTCGATAGCTGCCTGCGTTCCACTCAGCAGTTCTGCAACAGTCACCGCACGGGTGATGCCAGACTGGCTCACCGGTATCTCGTCCTGCGCGCCCGTCGCTGTCGCGGTAGGCAATTGCGGAATCGTCGGCATATTTAATCTCCTGAAGATGCCCAGCACCCAGCCGATCCGATGTGGCTTGAAGCGCAGACTGGTTCCACAAAGGCGCGTAAAATTTAGTTCGCTAGCAGCGGGTTGCCACTCTGGTCGGTCAGCGGCACACCGTTCTGGTCCGTGATGTCGGTTCCAAAAGGTGTCGGTGTGGACAGGCTCGACACCGGCAACCCGATTGTCCGGGCAATCGTACGGCCACTGTGGGTGCCTATCACCACCGTTACCGCATAGGTCGTGCCAGATAGGCCGGCAACGAGCCAAAGTATCGCCTGGTCGCCGTCCGCCTGGGACGAAGCCAATACAAGATCACCCGGGTTGGCCGGCGTTATCGACACGTCGAGCGTCGCGATCCCGTCCCCGACGTCGCCCGCCAGCGCTCGCGACAGATCGACCACATAGTCCAAGTTGTCACCGGGATCCTTGACCGGCCAGGACAAGGCCGCTGGAGCAACCTGCCACGTTCCCCGCGGAAACGGTCCAAAGCCGTCCACCAACACAACGCGAGCGGTGCTGGGCTGAAAAATAAATTGTGCCGGCGTTCCCATGCGGAAATCTCCCTACAACTGGCGCGGACGTGCGACGAAACGGGTCCCCACCGCGGCCGGCCTCACCACTCCACCAGCACCAGCCCCGGGCCACCCTGCCCGCCCAGCCCAGCGCCAATGCCACCGGACCCGCCGGAGCCTGGGCCGCCGCCATTCAAACCCGTAATCGGCGTTGAAGCCGTTCCTGCAATCGCCAGCGCCCCACTGCTTCCAAACGCAAAACCACCCGCACCGCCCAGCCAGGCCGAACCAAGGCTGATCGCGTTCCCGCCCCCACTCCCTGGGATGATCAGCCCCGACCCTGCGCCTGAACCCTGTATCGTCGCACCCGCGCCACCGGTATTAGCCGCGCCACTCGCACCCGCCGTGCCACCCGTCGCCGACGCCAGATTGCCGAAGCTCGACGTCTCACCCGTCGCCGCCGGGCCAATCCCGCCGTTGCCAACAACAACCGAAAACACCTGCCCCGCGGTGGCGCCGTAGAAACCCTCGCTGTAGCCCCCACCCGACCCGCCTCCGCCGGCCCCGCCGAAACCGCTCCCACCCGCACCGCCCCCGCCCCAAATCCGCAGCTTCAGCACGCTCACACCGGACGGAACCACCCAATTTCCTTGGTTCGTCGGCTTGAACACCGCCAGATTGCGCGTGCCGGGCGTCAATTGCGGCATCTTCCAGTTCAGGAAAGGCGCTGTCGGGATCGTCGTAATACTCGAAGGGGTGATCGATGTCTGGCCATACGCCACCGACACAACATAAAGCCCGACCCATCCTGCATCCACGGCCGGCACACTCGGGCTACCAATCGCCACGGCCGGCCCAGGCTTCATCGCCAACTGCACCGTCTGCTGGCGCTCCGTCGCCTGTGGCGCCCCATCGTTGCCCGGCCCGCTGAACGGCTGCGCAGGATTGGCAGCATTGTAATATGGCAGCACTGTCGCTGAAGTGTCGGCCTCTAGCAGACTCGCCTCGATCAGATAATTGATCACTTGACCGGATGCCGTCGGCGGCACGAGCGCAAAATTAGTGCTCCCGATATTAACCCCAATCCGGACCAGCGAATTCGACGGTAGCGCCGCCAACGACCCGAACGGAGTGGTGTCAATCGCGCCAAACTGCGTAATGCTGCCTGACCCAATAGAAACGACCAGCGATGCCGGCGCCGTCGGCCCACAAGCCAGTCCGTCCACCACCGTAGACGTTCCCAGCACCATTTGCGCCAGATAGCCCACCGCAATCATGGTGTTACGCTGCGCGCCTAACAAATCCGTATCGAGCGGAATGCTGCCAGGATATACGATCTGCCTGTCCAAGTGGACTCTCCCCCAAATTACCTGCGTATCCCACAGCAAAGAAGCTGATGGCTCAGCACCCCTCCGTCAGTCCCGGATTTGCGTCCAAACCGTGTACGCGACAGGCATGATCGCCGCAGCCGACGCATAGATGTCGGCATCCGTCACCTGCGTCGTCACCATCGCCTGATTGCCATAAGCGAGCGCGCCACCAGTCCGATACCCCGCCACGTCGGCAATCCCGCCGCCCTGCGGCCGCTGAACAATTAGGAAGGTCTGAAGCGGCAGCGAGAGATTTCCCCATCCGCCCGCCACTCCGTAGCCTACCCCGCCTACATTGTAGCCGCCGGTATCTGCGGGCCGCGACGGCTCGAACACGCTCACCGTACGCCCCGTCAACTCTGTCATGGAGGTCACCATCGCAGCGCGGGTGCCGCGCGGGCGAAGCAACTCGAACCCGATCCTGATCCGGTAATACGTGTCCGCTTCCCCTGGCCGCCGAGGCAAGGCGGCACCGAAAAAGTCGGCAGCGATCCTATCAATGAAGCCACCATACGCCGTCGCCAGCCTCGACTGTGCGCGAACGGCCTGTATCAGCGTATAAATGCTGGCCCAGGCAGTGCCAAAACCGCTCAGCACCGCGCCTTCGTTCACCGCAATATCGCCAAACCAACGCGGCGGCAGAACTCGTTTCAACCGGCCGACAAAATCGCCCACATCTCCCAGCATATCAACCCACCGTCACGCTGGTTGCGATGATCACTTCGCCTGGTGATGCTGCCAGATCCGCCGTACCGCCATTGATCCTAGTGACCGCCACGCTGGTAACGCTCGGATCAACATTATGCGCCAACGCATCCAGCTTGGAGATCGCCAACGTGCCCGCCATCGGCAGCCCCGCAACCCATACACCGATCGCACTCTCGATGGCGGCGCAAACGGTTAGGTGCGTCAACGGATTGGATGTCACCACCGCCATCTGAACCGACGCCTGCAACACAGCTGGGCCGGTGACGGCGTAAGTCGCGCCAATCGGTCGAACGGCGTCCACCGCAGCACTCGCATTGGCCAACAACATATCGCCAGGCGCCCCCGTCCCATCATCCACTACCACCCAGAAATTACCGGCTAGTGGCTGATTGGCGGCGTTCACGTTCTCCAGCACCATATAGCGCAAACCTTGCTGCAACGAAGCAACCGCGAACTCAACCGCGCTCACCGTCGCCAACGATCGACTGTTTATGTACAGCTGAAACCTGGTCCGCAGCGCAGCATCCGATTCGGGATCAAGGCCGCCCACGAACGGCTGGGCATTGCTCACATAATCCACGCCCGGAACGGCGCTCGCCAACCAACCGATCGCACCGGCCAAAATATTACCGGTTCGCCCAGGCGTCACCGCCTGCACCGGCACCAGAACATCCGTGGCGGCGCTTCCCAGCAGATAGCCCCCGTTGCCGTTCCACGCTGGATTAGATGATTGGGCGATCACCGAAAACGCCTGCGTCCGATCGGCGGTGTAAACCAGCGACCCAACCGGAATGGTCGCCCCAACCCCCGCCGTATAACGCCCGAAATCAACCACGCCAGCGCTGGCCGATCCGGGCAAACGGATCAGTCCAAAATCCGCCATCCAACTATCCAGGTCGCTCGCGTTACTCGTCGCCGCCCGGGTCATGGATAACACCTGCAGGATCAGCCACTGCATCCAAAGTGCGACCGCCCCGCACGCCTCCAACAACGCACGCAACACGCTCCCAACCGATACATCCACGAGCGCGGCCGAGCCGCCCTGCACCGCAGCCGCCATATTTTCCAACAGGGTGGAGAATTTTTGTAGCGGCAAGATCATTCTAGGAACTCACTGAAAAGGTCAAAACCTGTGTTGTCCCGGCAGTCGAATCCACATAACGGATGCCCACGTAAACACTGCCATCCGGCACGCTACGCACATCGATCACTGGTTCTGGCAGCCGGGAAACCGCGGCCTCCATGAATATCTGGCTCCGAATTTTTGCTCGGATCACCGCCACGTTGCACGGCATGCCCACAAACTGCGCCAGCCCCGCGCCGTACTCCGGATGCCAGATATAATCGCCAGGATTCGTCAGCAACCGTCGCAACACCCGCTGCTGTCCCAGCGCCGTGCCACTGGCCAATGCCAAGTCGCCGCTGTTGCCAGGCAGCAGATCCTGCCCCCACAGCAAAGCCAAATCCTGCATCGGGCTCTCCTTCAATCCGTTGGTTGCGGCCCCGCATTCGTCGGTGGGTGCACATGGGCATTGTAGTGGCCGCGTAGCGCCGACATCGCGCCATGCTTGTCGTACACATCACCACTCACGTGCAGGTCGCCCGTATGATTCCACCTCGCGGCAGAACTCTCGATCGAACCATCGTTATGCAGCTTAAGAAAGCTACCAGCCTTGTGAACCAGCCAGAACTCTCCAACCGGCGCCTGTGGTGGCGCCGCAACATTCGACCAAAGCCGAGCCAGAATAATCCCATGCTCGGCATCGCCCTCCTGCCATATCACCAGCACCTGATCGCCCGGTGCTGGCAAACACACCAGTCCCCATCCCGCACCCACCCAGGCCGATGCGATTGGCAACCAACCCGAAAGAACCGACTCCGGCTGTATAGTCACCCGCGCCGTGAACGTGGCGGGGTCCACCGAGGAGATTATGCCCAGGCGCGGCTGCGCCCAACTCTGGTCGATCTGCGCTGCGTGACCCTTCATGTAGTTCAGAAAGCTGTCCATACCGGCATCCTCGCTTCCAAAACCTGCACGAACCCCTGCTGAAAATCGATCCGGCGGTCCACCTCCGTAATCGTCCAAAGCCCGTCGAAATCGGTTCCCGTGTTCATCAGGGTCAGCAGATCTCGCGGCTTCGTCGTCACGTCGCCCGGCATTTCGATACTGATCGAACGTTCGTGCTGCGACATCTGGGTCAGCAGCCGCTGCGCCATCGTTTGCGCGGCTTGGTTAGTCAAGTTGGGCCGCACCACCACATACGAACCCATATTGCCGCTACCGGTCGCAGACGTCACAGTCTGAACTACGGCCTTCTGACCCCGGCAGTCCCAACTCTTCACGCTCACTTCCAGCCCGCCACTCAAGGTCAGCAACCGCCGCAAGCGCATTGCCATGCAGTCGCTGGGCCCCAACAACAGATTATTGCCGGCCTGGTTGGGCGGCGCGAAATTCAGCACCTGCCCATCCACCCACACGTCAAAGCCTTCCCCTTCCGCCAACCTGATCAACAGATCCCACTCGGTAGTCGACCGCGCATGCTGATCCAACGTCAGCCGTGAATGCCCACTTTGGTAGTTTCGGCCAACAAGATTCGTCGTCGCTGTCACCGCCGCCTGCAACCCATGCCGCGCCGCCAGCGCCGTCGCAATATCGCTCGCGGTCTGGTTTTCAAAGCTCTCCCGAGTCCGCGCGGCGATAAAACGCGAGGTCAAATCCCGCCCGTCCAGCCGAACAAGCCCACGGCCAATATCCACGTCCAGCCGATCCACGGCCCCGTAAATAAGACTCGCCCATCCACCCGCGAGCCCAACCCTGATCTCGACCAGGAAAGTATCGCCCACCCAGAATTCGTATCCGCAGCTATCCAGCGCTACACTCAAACAGAACCGGCTCGCCGCGAGATGATTGTTCGCATTTATTTCGACGTTAATAACGCCAGGCAACATTTGCCCATTCACCAGAACCAGAACCTCCGGCGCGCGTGCGTTACTGGATGCCAACTCCGCCTCCCGCGGACGGATCCGGATCAGGCAGCAACAATACCGTCAGCCCCGTCAGCCACGGATCGGATATCCCATGCAAGGCGGCAATCCGGTTCCATTGCGTCGCATCACCCAAATAGGTGGCAGCAACATCGAACAACGTCACACCGGTCACACTAACGGTTCGCATCAGCCGAGTATCCCCTGCAAATTGACCATTGACCGATCGACAAATCCCTGAACCTGGCAAAACTGCGCAAGGTTGCCGGAGGCGATCACCAAGCTCGGCACATCGCCCGCGTCCAGACCCTGCTCCGCGGCGCCGATGCCCTGCGAAATTGCAGTCTGCACTCCGCTCAGTCCGGACAGCATCGCCGGAATGCCGCGCGCACCTGGCGAAAGCGCGCCGGGCAGGCCCGCCGTACCCAGAAGGCTCCCAGTATCCACAAACCTAGCGGCCACGCCGAGATCGGCGACGATGTCATCCGCCACTGAGGCTACGGTCACGGTCACGGCTTGTGCCAGATCAATCAGGACCGTGCATTCGATCTCGTAGGTGATCCACCACGGACTGCAAAACTCCATATCCAGCCTTGAAATGACAACATCATAACAATAGCTGTCCCACGCTAGCGACAGCACGTTGCCCGTCGCCCGCATCGCATCCAGCGTTCGTGCGCGATCCCCTGCCGCTGAACCGGTCAATACGCCGCGCCATCCCAAGGCCGCATCATCGCGACCCATCGTGTCAATCACCCTGGCGCCGCCTAGGAGTTTATGAACAGCCGCTCGTTGCGCGCCTCCAAAAGTAATCGACGCCGGTACCTCGAAACCGTCGAGTTGAATGTCGCCCAGGGTCAACAATGCCATCAGTTCCCCACCGTCGGTCCGGGCAATACCCGCCCACGCCGTCCATCAAAGCCCGTGGGCCCAGCCGGCGCCCGCCCCGCGCCATCGGCCAGGTACCGCGCCATCCATCGCCCCACCAACATGCCGTCCAGGAAAACATCTCCCTCTGTCGGCCCTTGGGACTGGGCACCCGACTGCGGCGGCACCGGCGCGGGAGCCCTGTTTCCCGCGCCCTCCCGCCCATCCGGCGCGCCGCCAACTAGACCAGGCGGCCCAGCCGTCACCGCGGCCGCCGAACCAAAATTGAATGGCGGCCTCCGCTCACTTGCGCCATCATCGTTCCGCAGTGGCGGCGGCGACGAACGAACCGCAGGCCCCGGCGCCGAACCGCGACCATCCGGCACCTGTAACGGCAGCGTCGTCAGCGGCACGTCCGAAACCGCCCTTGCCTCCGCTCGAAAAACCGGAACATTTTGAGGCGCTTGCGGAACGCCCCGATCCGCCGCCGCCCGGACCAAGGCCTCAGGCTGCATCACGGGTGCGGCCACCCGAGACGGCGCAACCTCCATCTTGGCCATAGACACCGGCGCGGCCATAACCACGGGCACAATAGCCTGCTGCGCCGGAGGCCCCGCAGATGGCACGGTTGCACCTGCCCGCCCCGCAGAAGCTGCCAACCTGGCCACAGGGCGTACTGAGACCTGCGTTACAGGAGCCGCCGCTAAACTCGACGCCACGTCTCGTTCGGCCGCCCTAGGTGCCAAGGCAGGCGCACTGGTCGATGCAGCAGGCCTTCCCGCCACCGCACTAGTCTCACGCGCCACCAACACCGCCGGCGCCACAACCGGCGCCGCAGCTTCCATCACCCGCGGAAGTGCCACGCTCTCCGCAGCCCGGCCGCTCATCCGCTGCGACGCCGGCGCCACCTCGGCGACATGCGCACCAAGCCGAGCATCGGCTTGCACTACATCAACCGCGCGCTCCGCCGGCCGCACTTCCGCCTTCGCTGTTGCTTGCACCCGCGGGTACGGCGCGACTGTCCCAACCGCCGCTCGCCGCAACTGCTGCACCGTCACCCCGCCCCGAGCAAGCGCCGTCTCGAACTGCGCCATATCCCGCCGCGCGCGTTCGATGCCCTCGGAAACGCCATCGCTGAGCGCCAGCGTCACGCCAATCTCATAAGCCTCGCTCACCGCAACGCCTCCCCAGCCGGCGTGTCAATTCACCCAGCACATCATCCACCGCCGCGCGCGCCGCATTCTCCATCGGCGCAGTCGGCGCGTGGCCAACGCTACCCACCTCAGCCGCCACCACGTCATCGGCAACACTGCTGATGCGAACGATGCCGTCGCCGGAACTCACGCTCACAGCGCCGCTGAACCCGCGCTCCGTCAGGCCAGCACTCACCCTCTCCGCCAGCCGCGTTCGTGCGGCCCGCAGAGCCTGCTTCACGGCTTCTTCCAACGCTGAGCGCTCCAGTCGTAATCGAACCCGTCGAACCGACCCATCACTACAACCCACGCCAACCGTTCATCGGCCGGCAGGCTGAACGCCACGTCGAACGGCACCCCGTTCCTGACCAGGTACAAACAGTCCACCAGATCGGGGTGCCCACTCAGTTTCCCTGGGCGGCACTCCCCAAAGATACTGTGTCAGCCTCAGACAATGCACTCGCCACCGCAGAAATCCCGGCATCGCCCAGCCGCGCCACCAGCCCCTCCACCTGCCCCTCGGTCACCGGTGCCGGCACCGGAACCGTATCAATCGCCACCACACAGGCCGCCAGCATCGCCATCCCAAGATACGCGTTGTTTTGCGAAAGAACCGGCCCAATCGCCTTGAACAACCGCAGCCGATCCAGCGCGGTCATGCGCCGCAACACCAATTCGCGCCCCTCACCATCGCGCACCACCAGAGGCGCGTTCGCCGCCGCAACAATCTGCGCGCTAGGCGACGCCATCAAAGGCGCTGCCGCTGCGTCGCAAAGAACTCAAGCTTCTGCTTCACCGTGGAATCGCCCTTCCAGCTCCCCGCGTTCACCAGCTTGAAAACCGCCCCGCTATATTGATAGGTCGAGGTGGATCCATCGACTTCCGTGACGTACTGGTACACGGTCCCCGCCGGCAAAGATCCCTGCGTCAGGAATATCTGTTCCGACGCAGCGATAAAATCGTCCACCGCGCTGGTGCCGCGTTCCACCTCGAAAGTACCCTCCCAGCCCTTCGGTAATTCCGCGCCCATCGGCACCCCGTCCAGCCGGTCCAACCGCACGGATTGCGTCATCTGCCGGCTCTCGAACCCGGTCACATACGTCAGGTCAACACGCCCTTGCGGCCCCATCACCACCAACTGGCAATCGCGCCCGATCGAAAACGAATTGATCGGCATAGTGTGCTCTCTCCCCAACCCCAAAACTTACAATGGTCTAGTCAATCCAGCCGAGATAACCCGCAGGAAAGATAGCCGGCTAAGCGGCCCCGGATGGCAGGATCTGCCGCTGGATCGCCACCGTCTGGCCGCCCTCCACATTCACCACGAATTTCTCGTTGATGCTCTGGAACTGCACCTGCGCATCGCTCTGAACAAACCCCAGGCTAGTCCGGCTCTGCGGGTTGTTGCTCAGGTCACAAATCACGCTGAACGGCAGACTGCCATCCACGCTTCCCAAAATGCCCTGCGCATAAAGGTTCTGCATGAAGCTCAGCTGCGTCGACCGTATACGCTGGAACAAACCCGCGTTGATCACCTGGCCTACAAACTGTCCCATGCCGGCCGCCAGCGTCGCCGCCACGTAGTTCGTCAAGCGCGTGTAATTGTCCCCATTCGCCGCCACGTTGGAGGACGAATTATGCCCGCATCGCACTCCCCAATACGCCCCGCCAGGTTGCGGATTGGCAATCACGTCAATCCCGTTCTCAAACAACAACGCCAATTCGGCGTCGCTATAGGTCGACGTCTGGCCACTCCCCGGCAAGCCAGATCTCTGGGTTCCGATCACACTATAAAGCGGCTTGTTTAGGCTCGATTGTTCAGGGGACAGGTTTGCCAACCGCCCAGCCACAAAGCCCTGCGGTGATACCAGCCGCGTCAACCCATTCGTCTGGTCGTTCCAGAACACCCAGTCACCGAAAATCAGCTTGGCCGCGTACGAATCCAAACCAACCTGCTGTTTCAAGGAAATCGCCGACATGATATCCTGGCCAAGCGGGCCTGTGAGGATCATATAGACACCTTCCGACAACCCGAATGCCGCCTCGGTCGTCCATTGGGTCGCATCATCCACATCCGCCAACACGCCGATGCCACAGCCTTGCGAGCGCAGCGCATACATCCCGCTCCTCGGCAAGCTGTCCAACCCCACGATCATCGCGGTCGAAACTCCGGTCGCACCATCGCTCCCACCGGCAAGCCCCTGCGGCCCGAACACCGCCGGCGCGCCAGACGTCACCGTCCCCAGCGACGCCACTACAATTTGCGAAGGTCCACGCAACGGCCCATTTCCCAGGTTGATCGCATTCACCAGATTCTGCCAGAATGCGGCTGGGGTCGGCGCTGCAATACTGGCATATTGTTCCGGCGCCAAACCCGGCATCGCAACCGTCAACGTCCAGTGCCCAGGCTTCGGCGCTGCAGACAGCTGCACGCTCACCACGTTGCCCAGCGAGCCCGTATAGCGCGCGCTCAACAGCGCCGCGAACGCGCCGGCCGTCGCACCTATGCCATAGCTCGCCGCAGCGTCGGTTCCATCGCTCACCCGAACACAACGAAAATCCGCAGCCCCCTGCTGCACGGCGGCCGCCACCGCCGTTCCCATATCGTACTGTCGCACCACCACCGGCCCGAACGCCGCGGCGTAATCCGCCATCGTCCCGATCGCCACCGGCTCGTTGATCGGCCCCCAGGAAGCCGTGCCCACAACACCAATAACGTTGGTAGGAACGCCATTCAGAACCAGGTTCTGCGGCGAAACGATCTGCACATAAAGATCAGGCACCACGAGCGACGTGGTATTCAGCGCGCCCTGTTGATAAATCGGCATCCTTAGCCTTCCTTTCGTGTGTCTGTCATCGCCGTACGCACCGTCACCCGCACCACACTCCGCCGGTGCGCGCTGGCACCAATGGTCTGCGCCGTGCGGGCATCGGCGATTACATCTCCCACCCGGTAGGCCTCGAACGGCCGAACCACCACAAGCACGATCGCCATGTCGGCTTCCTTCATCCGTAAATGTCGCTGCCTGCCACATGCAGGTCACCAAACAACAAGCTAGGCACGCCCTGATGCACGGTCGTCGCATAATCCACGTCGTAGATCAGGTCGCGCCGATAAAGCTGAGCATCCTGCGCTTCATCGAAGCTGCTCGTGGCGCGATACCGCACACGCCCGCCGGTCCCGTCGGCAAGGGTCAAAAACCCCGTCGCCGCGAAGGCTGCACTCAGCTCCGAACACACCACGTCCCGCGTCGCCGGGTCCGGGCACCAAGCAGAAATACGAAACCCTTGTTCCTGCCTTCCCCATTCAGTTACCGTAGCGCCGTCGGCTCCAGTTCGGCCGATCAACCGAATGGCCCCCGGAACGGTTAACGTGGCCCCAGAAAGCCAGCACGTGCGCCCGGCCCGAATGTCCTGCGCCAGCACCGCCGCCACCAGCGCCGGCGTATCGCCCGCCTGCAAGCGGTAGGCGGAAACCACCCCGTCCACCAAAATGCCAGCCAAAAGCCCGGCACCGCCCGTTCCACCAAAGCTAACCGACGTGCCGGACACCTCAACCGTCAGGCTCGCCACCCCCGGCGTCGTATAAACCACCGGCCCCCAACGCGTCGTATTGCGCGTCGCACCTGGCACCGCAAACACACTCACATTTGCGATCCCAGCCGCCAAATCCAGGTCGAGCGCCCCCGTCAGGGGCCACCCCCGATACACCCGCATAGGCTTGCCAGTCAGGCTCGGCCCATTGCCGCCCTGCGGATAAGCCACCGTCATCACCAACGCAGCCAACGCGGTTTCCACATCGGACAAATCTGCCAAAACAGTCTACCCTCCTGCCAACTCCAGCCTGGCCAACCTGAAAACAAACCCGTTCACATACCAACCTGCCGCACCAGCAACCGCCAACCCAACGCACCCTGTTCCGCGCTACTCACCGCGTACACGCCGCCAAGATCATCATTCACCACATCACCCACCTGCGGCGTCGCAATCACGCCCGGCAGCAACAAGGTCCAGTTGCCAAAACGTGCTTTCCCCGGTTCACCCGGATTTCCATGGCCGCCACTCTCCAACAAACTCGCAGGCCACTGCGTGATCACCACCGCACCCGGCTCGGCAAAGAAACCGCTGTAGCCCGACTGCGCCGCCGGTAACGGCCGCACGATCGAAATCGTCCGGTTCGTCAGAACGCACTCCACCGGCAAACCGGGCAGCTGACAGGCAACAAAGAAAGTGTTCTCCAAACCGACAAGGTAATCCCCCGCCCGACTGTACGAAGCATCATAGATTCCGCGCCACAACGCCTGCCCGTAGCTCACCGCGCCACCATTCGGCAGAAATACAGCCGGAAGCTCGATCATCTTGTTGCGTGCGCTCAACGGCGCCACGATTCCCCTGGGACGAAACAAACCTGCCGCCACGCCGGATCGCCGCGCCGCCACGCCCATCCCCTTACTAATCCGGTCCTGCAACGTTCTCGCGTCCATCACACGGTCCAGCTCAGGCCCGAAAACCCCAGCCCCTCGCCAGGCGATAATCCCAAAAAACTGCATAGCCGGCGCCGCCAGGAATCGAATAGACGCAAACGATCTACCACCTCATTCGCATTGTGCTTCCAAGAAGCGGCCGCATCGCTATCCAAATTCTCACTTGATCCCGGTACAGCCATCTCCAATTGCGACAACGTCGACAAATACCCAATCGCCACCGCCATCTCAGCTTCCGACAGATTGTTCATCCGATATTCCAACAACCCGTAAGCCGTAAAAAAACGCCACCCCATATTGCCGGCCGGTGAGGCGCCATACGCCGGATACCCGCAAAACCGGCGGATATCCGTCTTCTGCTGATCGGTTAACATGCGCCCTCCCCCGCCGTCCCCGGTGTGATGCGAAACCGCACCACACCGCCCCCCCGCAACCGTTCAGCCCATATGTTCGATCATCACCGCGCGCTTGAAGTTCGCGTTCGTCGATGTCGGAACCGTCAGACTATTCGTCGTCGTATCGCTCGGTGCGCAGAACCCACCGATCCAATACCAGGATTGCGCGATAATCTGCTGCAACCTGTCGATCGGCTCACGGGTCACCATGCACACGCCGTCCACCATCGAAACGATCGCGTCCTTCGGCGCCACGTCATCCGCCGCCATTCCGGCGAAATCACCCTCGATCAACGCCCCCTGGCCCACCACGATCGGCCGCCGCACGATCGCCCCCGCAATCGTCGGATGCGGCTGCACATAGGACTCGGTGGTCAACACAAACCGCAGTCCCAGGAATTCGTTCACCACCCCCTGCCCCGGCCGGAATATCTCGTTCGCGGACGTGGAACCAATGAACAGCCGCTGGAAATCCTGATCCGCAAACAACTGCCGAGCACTGATCGGATCCAGATAACAATTATACGCGCCATCAATGTCCGGCACCGCATTCACCCGCAGCCCAGCCACTGCATCCAGCACATTCGTCATGGAAAGCGTATCGCCGGTCTGCAACAGCCCAGTATTCGTTCGTGCATTCGGCCGCAGGATCAAGGAAGCGGTCGCCGCCTGAACACTGTTGCCAGCCGTCCCGTCACTTACCGAAACCGCGGTGGCGAGCGTCAGCACACCACTCACCCCACCCGGCGTGGTCGATACATTCGTCGCGTCCGGCCCCACGCCAATCAACACGTAGATGTCGGCACCAATCGTCACGTTCAACGGATTGCCTGAACTCACGCTCTGCTGCGAACCGTTCACGAAACCCGTCTGGAACCCGCGAACGTCGTCCACCGCAACCTGCGCCCCGGCCGAACCCAGTGTCGTCCGCACCCGGCTATTACCGCCGAAATACGAACCGAACAGCGCATTGCGCGCCAGGTCGTCCAGGCTACGCGCCGCCTGCTCGCCATTCACGTACGCATTCTGCAGAAACAGGCTCGCAATCCCCACGCGGCTCGTCACCATGTTTAAATCCATGGTCGCCGCATAATGGTTCAACGTCAGCGTAAATTGCTCCACGTTCCAGGATCCCGGCGTCAAGCCGTTATCCAAATTCGTGTTCGTCGAAGCGGCAATCGGCGTCGTCACCGAGGGCTTCAAACCAGCCCGCGTCTTCGTCAACGTCTCACCGATACCCACCGAGAAGTCCTCCCGGTCAGCACAGGCGCGATACCCAATGCGTGAACGTAGGGCCTGCTGGAACTCGCGCTCCAGAAAGCCCTGCTGGATGATCGGCTGCAGCGCCACCGGAAAATTGGAAATGCTCATTCAGGCCCCCAAAAGAAAAAGGGGCACCAGGCCCCCCATTGTCCGCATATCCCGAGCCATCGCACTCACCGGCGACGTATCAACTCCGCACGCGCCGCTCGCCACTCGTCCACGCTCATATCCGCAGCCATTCGCCGCCGAGCCGGTGCCGCCACGGGCGCCAAACCCGCGCTGCTAGACTGCGAGGCGCCAAACAACCAAGGTTTGTCGCGCCGCAATGCACGGATCACCTCACTCGCCTCCGCCCCCGCACTCCCGGTGGGCGCGTTCCACGCCGACGCATCCAGCAACCGCAATCCATCCAAGTCGACGATGCCGGCACGAACCGCCTCCGCCTTCAATTCGGCCTGCCGCAACTGCAACATCGAACGTGCCTCAACCTCCTGCAATTGCCGCTCCAACGCTTCAGCGCGTGACCGTAACGCCGCCAGCGCGTCGTCCGGTCCCACAACCGGTTCCGCTTCGCTCATCCCACCTCCTCCATTTTGATCCGCCGCATTTCCGCGGCCACATCCTCGATGTCATAGCTCGCCGCCAGTACCCGCAGGGCGGTTTCGCGCGACATCTGCTTCGCCCCAACCAGCGAGATCAGCGTCTCCGCCGTCCGCTGCCCGTCCAGGGCGTCGTCCGGATACCAGTCCGGCCAGCGCAACCCGATAGGCGCGTCCATAGCCAACGCCGGCAAAGCGCGCCCCCCGGCCCGCAGCTGATAAACCTGGCTTGCTCGCAAAATCATTCGCGCCAGTTCTACCAAGGCCCCCTGGCCATAGCTCACGCGCAGATTATCCGCGAGCCACAACAGCCCCTGGTTCATCAGCTGCAACGCCCGGCCACTCGCCGGGGCCGACAACCGGCTCGCGTCCGCACGATTTCCGTGCAAACTCTCCAAGGCCAGCTCTCGCAAGATGCGCACATACTCGATCACCGCCTGGCTTGCCGTGCCACCGATCTCCAGCAGCTTCGCATCACCCTTCTCGCTCACCACCAACGCATTGGCAGCGCCACGAACCATCGTGCCGTCCAACCCAGCCGGCTCGCGGATCAACAAAGTAGGGTCGCTACTATACTTAAGCCCGCGTCCCGCCTGGCTAAGCTGATAGTCGATCTCGATCGACGTATCTATCGCCGCCCGAAATGTACACGCCCCGTCAAAACCTTTACCGCCAGGCAGATTACGTATCCACACAATCGGCACAAACCCCAACCCATGCCGAGTCGTATGCGCCAAATCCTCTACAGCCACCGCCGTAGAACCCACCGCCACCGGCTCATACCACCGCTCGAACTCAGTGTCCCAAATACGCTGAAACCAATAAAACGCACCTGGGTCCGCAATCTGGTAGCCCTGGGCTGCCAACATCGCCCCGTTCACCTTGTACCGCTCCACCACCCGGCTAAGTGTATCCGGCGCATCAACCACCCAAACCGGCGTCAAATACGGCGTGTCCATCGCATCCACGAACACGCGGCCCTGCAGCACCCGCAAAAGCAACGCCACCGACCCGATACTGCCGCGCAGCCCCGCCTCAACCATCACCGAATTCAGCCGGGCATCTCGCACCACGGCCGCCAACGCATCCCGTACCGCTGCATCCGGTGATTCGAAACTCGGAAAGTGTCCCTCGCTAAACAATAGCGCAACACTGTCCTCCACCACCAGCCGGGCCAGCCCGTAACGAACCGAAGGCCTGCGCTGGCGCAACGGTATATACTCACCAGCTGAATTCCGTTCCTCGTGGAATTCATAGGGCAACGAGTCGTACAACGACCCATCCAGAACGCGCTGGTAGATCGCTAACTGCCGGGTGCGTTCGGGGTAGTCACCGTCTAAAGGTGTCAGATCGCAGATCGTGGTATACACGGATCACACTCCAAGGAAGGAAGCAGTCCTTTTTTGAAAAAACGGACCAAAAAACTTTTACCTTGAAGAGTACGACAATCTTGCAAAGCGAGCCGGCGCTGCAACGCCCAGCAACATCGAGAACGCTCTGGACAGCGCGTCTACCTGATCGTCCTTGCGGCACTCCGGGAAACTTGCCAATTCATCCAGAAACACCGCATTCCAGCCGGCCCGCCGCATCGCCAACGTCCCCGCCTGCATCTGCGCCGCCACCGGCATGGCTCGCACCATCTTGGAACCAGTCTCGGGCGTCGACTCCACCCGATACCCACCCAGCAACTGCGTCAGAAACATCACCTGGCTTTTGCCGGCCTGCCCCGGATCCTTCGGCAAACCCACCGTCACTGCCACGCCGTCCGCCGCCGCCGCCGCCCGTATCCGCTCTACCACCTCGCCCGGCACCGCCCGAAACCGGATCACGTCATCCACAAACACCGCGCCACTGGCATCGCGCACCAGCTTCACCCCCACCGTCCAATCCGGATCCCCGCTGGCATCGGAAGTCCCGGCCAAATCCCAGGCCCGAACCCCGGTGCCCTCGGGCACGGTATCCACCACGCGCAACAACCGTGGATCGAACACCTGCCCACCCGCCCGCAACGGCGCCTGTTGAAACAACGCAGCGAACTGCCGCTCACCCAGCATCGCCCGCTTGGCCTCTATCGCCTCCCTGTCCTCCCAGTCGGGCCACAGCGCCTCGCCCGGCGCACGGCCCATCGCATCTCCCGCCTCCGCCAACGCCGGCAGACGCAGCACCTTCCATCCGCCTTGCTCGATTAACCGGCCAGCAAGATCGTCGGTGTGCCAACGCGTCATCACCAGAACCATCCGCCCCTCCGGCTTCATCCGCGTCACCAGTTCGGATCGGAACCAATCCCAAAGATGCTCGCGCGCCGAAAAACTCTCCGCGTCTGCAAACGACCGGATTGGATCATCAATCAACGCCAGGTCAGCCCGACGCCCGGTCACCGCCCCATGCACCCCGATGCCAAAGAACTCGCCCCCCTCCTCCGTCGTGAACCGGCCCGCAGCCCGCTGGTCGTTCCGCACGTTCACCCCCAACAATTGTGGATGATCTTCGATCAAGCCGCGCACAGCCCGCCCAAAATGCTCCGCCAGCGGCGCCGTATGGCACGTCATGATCACCGAGCTTTGCGGATGCTGCGAAAGCCACCAGGCCGGAAACAACCGGCTGGCATACGTGCTCTTCGCCGCGCCCGGCGGCAGCAACAACATCAGCTGCCGGGTCTCACCGGCACTCACCTTCTGCAGCGCCGTCAGTATCGCCCTATGGTGCGGCGCCGGTTTCTGACCCAGCGACCCCATGGCGTAACACGACCAGGCGGACAGGCTAGCCCGTACTAGCCCCCTCAACTCGCCTTCCAAGGCCAGCAATTCTGCGCAATTCATCCAGTTCGCCATCCCCCAATGGTCTCAACGGCGGCGCCACCCGCGCCCGCGCCGGCTTGGCATGCACATACGGCGCAGCGGCCTTGGCCACCGCCACCGCCGCCCCGGTCGCCCCCGTCGCCCGGTACCCACGCATCGCCTCCAACAGCACATCCAGCGGCGAAATCTGATCGTCCACAGAACCCCCAAACAGGATTATAAACCTATTCACAGATCCCCTTTATCCAGGCGATCCGCTCCCGAGAAAACCTGAAGATTGCAAAGATTATCGGAACTATTGGCCAGCGAGCCGCTCGCTCAAACCGCTATCGTTAAGGAAGTTATACTCAATTATCCCTTTGACAAAGCAAGCCGGTGGGTGCATTATCCTACCCATGAGCACGATCAACCTCACCGACCCGATCTTCACCGACGCCGACAAGGCCCGCGAATGGCTTGAAAGCGTCCGCTGGGCCAACGGCGTGTTCTGCGCTCACTGCGGCTCTACCAACGTTCTCCGCATGGAAGGCGAGGCGCACCGCGCCGGCCTCCACAACTGCCGCGACTGCCGCAAGCAGTTCAGCGTGACGGTCGGGACCGTGTTCGAACGCAGCCACGTGCCGTTGAACAAGTGGGTGCTGGCCAACTACCTGATGAACAGCAGCAAGAAGGGCATCTCGGCCCACCAGCTCCACCGCACGATCGGCGTCACTTATAAGACGGCCTGGTTCATGGCCCATCGCCTCCGCGAAGCCATGACCGACACGAACCTTCCGCCGCTGGGTGGCGAGGGCAAGGTGGTGGAAGCCGACGAGATGTACCACGGCAAGGCGGAAATCCCGCCCAGCCCGGCCCGCTACGGCCGACCCTACCTCAAGCAAGGCAAGAAGGCTCAGAAGCGCACCGTGATCGCCCTGGTAGAGCGTGGCGCTGAGGCCCGCGCGGTTCATCTGAGCGGGAAGCGTGTGACGGCTAAGAACGTGGCGGAAGTCCTGGTCAAGCACGCCGACGCGAAAAGCGCGCTGCACACGGACGAAAGCGTCCTCTACCCCTCCATCGGCCCGAGCTTCGCCAAGCACGAGACGGTCCGCCATGCCGCTAACGAGTATGCCCGTGGCAAGGGCGCCGATCTGGTCACCACGAACAGCGTTGAGGGCTTCTTTGGCGTGTTCAAGCGCGGCTTCAACGGCATCTACCAGCACTGCGGCGAGCAGCACTTCCAGCGCTACCTGGATGAATACACCTTCCGCTACAACCACCGCGTTAAGCTGGGCTTCACGGACGCCGAGCGCGCCCTGGTGGCCATGAAGGGCATCGAGGGCAAGAGGCTGACGTATCGGCGGATTAGTGAAGCTTAAGACGCCTAGGCAGAGGGCTAGGGCGTTTTTGAGGTGGAGACGTTTTCTCCGATTCGAACCCTAGTTTGTTGCGTAACAAAGTTATCCACAGGCTCATCTATGTCCCTGCAAGCGCTCCTGGTGACACCAACTCATTGTTAATAAATAGTATTTTATTGTGATAATTGGACACTTGCAATCAGGAAACTCTGAGGGCATTTTGCACTTGACACATCGCCGAAGGCTCGGAACGCGTCTGCGCGAATCGCGTCCTTTGACGATGTCAATATGTCCGATCGATTTCGAGGGCGATTTCGACGGCTGGAGGTTGGTATGACACAGTTGGAGATAGCGAAGGAGACGTTGTTTGGCACGGAGAATCTCCATGTCAAAAACGTAAAGCTGTTTCCGGGGACCAACCGTGATGCGACCCCGGAGCAGGTTGGTGCTGAAATCAACCTTATCATCGCCCGCCTGAGTGATGGCGATTACGATGATATCACAGATGAGTGTGACGCTTAACTAAGGGTCTTTTCAATTCCGTTTTGAGTTAGTAGGTTGCTAGGCTATGTCCTACAACCTACTACTTGGCCATGTCCAAACGACCTCTGTTCCGGTCAGTCGTTCCTCCATACAAGCCAAGGTGTTAGCCTTAAAGGGCGTAGATCGGGTGAAAATCGCTCGGTTGACGATGGACACCACCCTATGCCGCGGAATGTACTGCTCGCCTCAAAATTATCTTCATCCAATAGCGGCCCAATGCGGGGGGCATGTCATCCTTGTTGCTAGGGGTCTCACCTACGAGTGGGAGAGGATGATAGTCATCAAAGAACTTATGCATATGCTCGATGGTGACAAACACGCTACGGATTCTGGCGCCAAGTTCGAGACGGTGCTTACCGAGTTAATGCTTGGCGGGTCAGCGGATCGGACACCCGAGACAGACGCCGAGATACGTGCAGCGTGGAGGGCGATTGGCTTGATCTGTCCAGAGAAGATCAGGAAGCAATACAAAGCTACACGATGCCCGACTGGTGCGGATGATCCTGAAATAGCCAAGGCGTTGAAGGTTCCTGTGAGCTATGTCGGACTCATGTTTGGCGCAAATTTTGAAAACCGCCTTGCAGACGTAGCTGACTAGCTAATCGGTTTTTGCAGAAGGCGCGCCATGCGCACCTACCGATTCATCCACCTTACCCCCGGGATGCCCCTCGGGCGCGGCCTATCCTTCGTGTGCCGGGACGACCAACAAGCCCTCGCCAGGGCGCGGCGGATGGGCACGGAATATCGGCCGGCAGGGGTGTGGGAGGGTGAAAGGTTTGTCGGGCCGATTCAGGACGATCTCTCAGCGCCGTCGCCTAAGTAAAGCTATGCCATCCCAGGTTGACGACTCGGAACAAAGTACGCCTCTGTAAAGCGGTAACGCCGCCGTTCTTTTTGCTCTCCGGACTCGTTCGCCTCTCAGCCCCTTTGGGCGCGGGGGCGTGAGGCGTCCCCGGAGCAGCGGGCTCACTCCCGCCAGGGCAAACTGTTATGACCAAGGTCCGAAGTGAGAGGATCAGGGACGTTTTCGTTCGAAACTACGAGCGATACCGTCTGGGGCGCCTAGAGCATGTCCGTGCTCATTGGCGTTCCCATCCCGGCCAGTATGTTTTTTCGTTTTAGGTAAGACGTAGAAACTTGACGGCGGCGTTGCACCCTTGCGTCGAGTCGAATCTTAGTACGGCTGCTGACTCGGCGTCAACTCGATTTTCTACCTGTTTGATGGGACTCACTTTTCCCAAATTTAGAATTGTCAGTTTCTTTGCGACTCGGGGCGGGTTTTGGCTTAACCATCATCCGCCGCGCCGTCTCCCGCGCCCGACGTTCAACCTCATTAGGATCGAAGATTGATCCATCTTGGGGGTCCGGGAGCATTTTTGAGTCGGACATAAAAACCCATCATCTGGTGGAAAAGACTCGCCCAGGACGCGCGCCGCAATGTAAGGCTGACTCGCTTGGCCACCCCAGACGCGAGTCCAGGGTGGCCAGGCTGGCGGACCCGGGGGGTGGGGTGTTCTTTACGGGGTGCCCCACCCTTCGGTCGGTAGTCTATGGGGGTGTTGGGGCTGGTGCCCTGGGAGTTCCCGCGAAGTCCTTCCCTGCAGGGTTCGATCCCCTCCACCTCCATCCCTACCTTAAGGCCCACCGCAACGCGGTGAGGCCTTAAACTAGGCCCAAAACCCCTTACAACGTCCGCCGCGCACTTGCACTTAAAATGTAAGTGCAGCTTACGTGCATTTGCATGACGCAATACGATTCAGACCCTAGTGCGACTCAGAGATTCGGCGCAAGCTTTTATTCCTGTCGAGATGCTTTCTCAAAGGGATAATTGGGAAGTTATACCTATAGTTGGGTCATCTGGGCAACTGAAAACGTCCAAACTCTGGAAAAGAAATGCCCGTCACCAAAGCCACTACAATGCACCCATCATGGCAAGCGGGCCTTTGCAACGCTTGAACAGCATGATTAACCCGGCCAAGACCTATATCCAGGTCGGCCAGCTTGGAGAACCCTGCAAAGATTGAGGTTATATCGAAACTCTTGGCCAGCGAGCCATCCGCTCAAACCGCCATCGTTAAAGAATTTATACCTAAAGTTGGGCCATCTGGGCAACCGAAAAACACCCAAACTCCAAAACAAATTTCCAAAACCCAAACCCCCCAGCGAAATCTGCTAAACAGCCTCCATGATCCGCCGCATCACCCTCCTGCTCCTGATCCCCCTCACCGCCTGCACCGGCATCCAGGAAACCCAGGTCTACGCCGGCCCCCAAACCCCGCTCGCCGGCACCTGTGACCCAACTAGCCGCGCAACGCTTACCCGCCGCGGCCAGGAAATCGTCGTCGCCCCCAACGACGGCACCATTACCCTCGAAGGCCAGATCACCGGCCAAACCCTCACCGCCAAAACCACCCTGACCGGCGTCGACAAGAAGCCCTACCCCCTCGTCTTCGCCGGCCAGCTCACCGGCACAACCATCAATGCCACGCTCAGCACGCCCCGTTGCCGCTACGCCCTGGCCCTCAAACTAACCAACGACTGATCCCGCCACGTCCCGCCCCGGCGCCCCCACCGCCGTCACCAGCATGGCAATCCCCTGCGCGTGCCACCGCTGCACCGCCTTATGATCGGCGCCCATCACCACCCCCAACTGCCGCCACGAAAACAGATGCCGCTCCGTCACCGGGCTTACCAGGCTCCGCGCGCCCACGATCCGCCGCAACACCGTGCGGTCCTTCGGGATCAGCGCAATCCACCCCATCGCCTCGTCCATCCGCGTAATCCGCGCCGCCGACGGCACCGCCGGCCGCGCGCGCCCAAGCTCGGCCCCACCGGCTAACGCCTGCACCTCCTGCGCCACATCCAGATGGCTGGTCTTCAGCCGGGTCGAGTATCCGGTGTTCGGCAACGCCAGCAACGTCGCCCCCGCCTCCTCCAACCGGCTCACAATGAACGCTGCGTCCACCGCCCGCTCATCCCGCCCCATCACCTCGTCCATCAACCCACCCTCATAACCTGAAAAACAGTTCATTGTTTGTTCCTATAAGAAGACCGGATAAGGGTAAGCCTCGCCTTCAAGCACCGTCCCCAACGTCAGCAATCCCCAGGTCTGCGGATGCCCCGCCTGGCGCGCCGGCCGGTCGCGCGCCTCCTCCGGCGGCATCGGCGGCCCCAACCGCAACCGCCGCGCGCCAATCTTCCGTCCGCGTTCCAAAACCGTGTTCCGGCCCAGCCCCATCGCCAGCGCAATTTTGTCCCAGGTGGTCCCAACCTCGCGCAACTGCCTTAGCCGGTCATCCAGCTCCACCGTCCATCTAACATGCAAGCGCAT